CTTCTTGACTTTCTTCTTCAATACTCTTAGGGCGGCCTCGACATTTCCGTCTCTGACCGTAACCTTTAACCCAACGTCTTTAGGATAGAATTTCTTTTTAGGACGTTGAGGTCTTCTGTTTTTATTAAAATTTCTTCGCATAATACCTCACTTATTTATACCATTATATTATAACACATACTAACGGATAATGTCAATATCTTCTGGGTTAGTATTCCAAGTTTCAAGAACTGTTCGTAGTCTACCATCCGATTTCAATGAGTCATATCTCTTTGATGCTTTATTCTTCCACCATTCAATTTGACTATCGAAATAGAATCTATCGAAGTTTTCTTTCTTGATCAATGTGTCCGTTTTTAAATTCAAATAATCCATCACGTTCTCATATCCATAAGTTGAATAGAAGGAACGTTTTCTTTGTGTAAGGTCTAGTGCAGTAGAAATGGTCTGACAGAACTCATCATACCCCTCATTATTTTTGAGAGAAGCTTTGATGATACCAATCATTTTTGTTTGTACCTTGAGTTTACGTGAAGATGCCTCTTTTGGTACAAGAGGTTCACCACCATTTCTGTCTATAAAGAATTGGTGCAAGGAACGAAAAGCATCATCATTGATGAGTGGTAAGAACTTCGAGTCTGTCAGACCACTAAACCTGAGTATGGGTTTCATACCATCGTACTGTGACATTTGTTTGGTAGACCCATACAGGGAAGTTGTTTCGAACATACAAATGTTTGAATCATACTTCTTGTTTAAGCGTTCCCTAACCTCGTGTGAACAACATATGGCGGAAAGTAGTTTACCACCAAGGTAGTTGAACCCAAAAGGTTGTACGGGAACAATTGCGAATCCCATAATGACCGAATCGTTGAATCGTTTCATTACTTCAGGATTAAGTGTGTCGAGAGGTTGTCCCAACAGCGTATTTCTTGGTTTACTATTAATAGTAGGTGATCCGAAACGAATCATACCGACTACCGTGTTAGTAGTTGTTTCTTTGACTATCAAATTCATCTGTTTGCCTGGAATTGACATCTCTACAGGTGCAGATGTAACAATTTCTAGATATTGGTGAAACTGTTGCATTGGTACACTGTCTATCTTAAAGTTCATTTCAGATGGATGAACATCAACAGTATTAAAAAAGTCATTCTCAGGGCCGAAGCCAGGCAGAGAATCTGGAAAAGATTCCATTCTCTCTAGTTTGATTTTTCGATTGTATGCGTCTATACGATCAAACTGACCGAAGTAATCATTGAATACTTTCGATGCGTATAGAGCGTCTTCTTTAGATAATAACATAAACTTCTCTCATAAAATTACCTAACATTCTACAGGACGGGGCAAGAATTGTCAAGAACTTTCGTAAAATATTATGCTTTTTATTATAATAAGCGCTTGACAAAACCTGCCCCATTTCATATAATAGTAGTGTAATTAAGAAAAGAGAGGTAAAAATGAGTAATTGCGTTAATGAAAGAATCAAGGAAGAAATCCTTGATGATGTATTGGAATTGAAAGGTAACGACATTTGGAATGTTATCTTTGCAATAGGTAATGAATTTGGTATTGATAAACTACCTAATCCTGCTGAGGGAGAAGATGGTATGATCAATAGATTGGTTGAATTAAGATTTGAGGAGGCATTAATATGATTAGAGAAAATCTTATAAACGGTATAGTGTTAGAGCATATCGCAACAGGTTACCCTGAAGTGATTGCACTAAATAGTAAAGAGATGCAACTTGCACTTGATAATGGCCCAAAGGTCAATGAAAGTTGGGAGTTGATGTGTGAGTCTGTGAAACATAGACTAGGTGTCGAGATAGAAGGTAATTACTTTCTAGAAGAACTCGTAGTCGGTGGAGTCGCAAGACCACTTCATTAAGGAGTTATATGCCAGCGCATAGATACGAATATTACACCGATCTTCTAGAAGGTAAGAAGTTACTTGACAGGAGAATAAAAGCTTGCGAAGAGGCAAGACTGAGGTGCGCCCCTAGATCGTGGGGAAGAAGGTTCTGGAAGAAAACTATTACTGAACTGAAGAAAACATATAAATAGTTCTAAAGAGGTTTTTATATGGCAGTTGACAGTACAGTTCAAATAGACGATCAGGAACTAACGACTAATCTGAATTATCTCCAACCTACGGGTTTCCGTGTTCTTATTGATAGAACAAGATATCCTAACTTGGAGTTTTTTGCACAGTCGGTAGATCATCCTAGCGTCAATGTTAATCCAGTACAATTACCTGTACGTAGAGTAACACAAGTTCCACTTGCGGGAGATAAAATCTCGTATGGTGAGTTGGGTATGTCTATTATCTTAGATGAGAATATGTCAGGTTACCAAGATATGCACAACTGGTTAGAACGTATTGTTAATGAAGGTGAAACATCTGCGGGATTAAGGGATACTAAAAACCCTACATATGCAGATATAACTGTTGCGGTTTTAAGTAGTCACAATAATACTAAGGTACAGATTAGATATCTGGATTGCGTACCTACAGATTTAGGTACAGTTGCACTGACAACTACAGGTGATGCTTCAGTGTTAACCTTCAACGCCACTTTTAACTTTTCGAGATTTGAAATAAAAAATTTATAATTTGAGGTTTTATTATGATAGAACTTGATACCATTCTTGAGGAATGGAAAGAAGATTCTAAGTTATCGACTAATCAACTGGATGAAGATTCCAGAGTCACACCAGCGTTACACGCAAAATATCTAGAGTATCTCTCTCTTACCAAACTACGTCTAAAGAAAGCAGAGTTCAGACAGAAAGAACTTCTGAAGGATAAGTGGATGTATTACGAAGGCAAGATGTCTAAAGAAGAAACTGATGCGAAGGGATGGAAGTACGATCCATATGAAGGACATAACATTACAACCAAAGCATCAAAAGAATATTGGTACGACACTGATACTGACATACAACAGAGTGAAGAGAGGATCGTATACTTTAAAACGATGATAGATACTCTAACTGAAATCGTTGATAATCTTAAGTGGAGACACCAGACTATCGGCAATATTATTAAGTGGAGAAGTTTCCAAGAAGGGTTATGAGTATCCCCAACACCATCACGGTGCGTATGCAAGATCACTCAATGATGTCGATTGATTGTGAACCGCACCAAGTCCAAGAACTGCGAGAACACTTTTCGTTCTATGTGCCAGGCTACAGGTTTATGCCGGCATTTAAACGCAAGCAGTGGGATGGTAAGATCAGACTGTTCAATGCAGTTACTCGTGATCTAAATGTTGGACTATGGTCACACCTCAAGAAATTTTCTGCGGATAGAATGTATCCGTTACAGATAGAAGATAACCCTAAGTACGGACACCCCGAAAAGAAGAACGTTGTCTCCCACCCCAACCTAGTCAAATATCTAACCGAACTAGAATCCCCGTTTGAAGTGCGTGATTATCAGTACGATGCGATTACTCACGGTATAGAAAACAAACGTGCGATCCTATTGTCCCCTACAGGATCGGGTAAGTCATTTATCATCTATAATATGTTGCGATGGTATCTAGACAACTTCGATCAAAAGGTTCTTATTATTGTTCCGACTACAAGTTTAGTAGAACAGATGTACAAAGACTTCTATGAGTATGGTTTTGATGTCGAGAAGTATTGTCATAGAATCTATTCAGGAAAAGATAAACAGACTGATAAACGTGTAGTGATATCTACGTGGCAGTCTATATACAAATTCTCATCGTCTTGGTTTGAAGACTTTCATTGTATCTTTGGAGATGAAGTACATTTATTCAAGGCAAAATCTTTGTCAGGTATTATGAACAAAGCGAAGAACGCTGAGTATAGATTTGGTACTACAGGTACACTCGATGGTACAGAAACAAACAAATTAGTATTGGAAGGATTGTTTGGGCCAACATTCCGTGTAACTCAGACACGTGATCTACAGGAGAAAGGTACACTCGCAAAATTAGATATAAAAGTTTTACTGTTACGCTATCATAACGATATATGTCACCTAAATAAAGATAAGACCTATCAAGAAGAAGTTGACTTCTTATGTCAACACGAGAAACGGAATAATTTTATTACCAATCTCGCACTCGATCAGACAGGTAACACACTGGTGTTATTCCAGTACGTTGATAAACACGGTAAAGTGTTATTCGATATGATGGAGAAGAAGGCAAAAAAAGGACGCAAGATTTTTTATGTGTCTGGAGAAGTTGATACAAAAGATAGAGAACAAATAAGAGGTATAATCGAGAAACAGAATGACAGCATTATTGTCGCTTCCCTTGGAACTTTTAGCACTGGTATCAACATTAAAAATTTGCATAATATTATTTTTGCTTCACCAAGTAAGTCGCAAATAAAAGTATTGCAAAGTATTGGACGTGGACTCCGAAAGAGTGATGACGGTTCTGTGACTAAATTATATGATATCGCAGATGATATGCACGTCAAGGGATATAAGAACTTTACTCTCAGACATAGTGGTGAAAGGATTAAGATATATAGTAAAGAGCAGTTCCCATACAAAGTGTATGAGATCAATTTGAAGGAATAGTTATGATAGATTCAGACGGAGCATATAGAGTTCTCCACAATCATCGCCAGTTTAAATTAACTACGGGTGAAGAGATCGTTTGTTTTGTTGTTCAATTCAATGATGAACACGATGATAATATTGTTGTTAAGAATGCGATGAAACTCAATATGTATGAGAATCAGGTCGGTGACAAGTATTTTTCATTCCGCCCTTGGATGGTCTATCAAGAAGGTGAAGAAGAACTGTTAGTATTGAACAGTCTTCACGTAGTATCTATTGCGATTCCTCACGCACCAATTTTAAATGAGTATTCTCGTGCAGTAGCAGATATGCACGAAACTCACGTGAACAGGATTAAGGGTATGGTGAAAGAAATGCCCATTGAAGAAGTTCAGAAGATGACTCGTAATCATATTGCAATGTTGAGTGATCAGTTAGGATCAATGCAAGATTACTTAGATGCACTAGAAACACCAGAAATTACGGATGAGGATTATTTACTTCCCGAAGGTGATTCAGATGGTGGTGGTGGAAAAATAGTAGATATTTTTACTAAAAAGACTATACATTAATTAGGTATTCAGCGGCCCCCAACAGTAGCTGCTTATTTTACACGAAGAAACAAGTTTTGTCAAGCGGAAAATGAAAAAATTATGGACAATATGGAAATACGCCTTGGGCGGGTTCTCGGATGATAAAACAGAACCGTATGATAATTATGTTGCAATGTTACGTACTATCATTGTGGGTGTTAATTTTCTTACGTGCTTTTTTATAATGGCAAATATAATACACAACTGGTGACATATGAAACGAATTGGATTTACTTGTTCTGCTTTTGATTTGTTGCACGCTGGACACGTGACAATGTTAGAAGAAGCAAAAGAACAATGCGATTATTTGATCTGTGGATTACAGATCGATCCTTCTATAGATAGACCCGAAAAAAATACTCCCGTACAAACTGTATCTGAACGGTTCATACAATTACGTGCAGTTAAGTGGGTAGATCATATAGTTCCTTATACTACCGAAATAGAACTACTAGGTGTAATGCAATTGATTAGACCTCACGTTCGTATTATAGGTGAGGAATATCGAGGAAAAGATTTTACTGGTAAAGATTGGTGTCGTAATAATGATATAGATATTTACTATAACGAAAGAAAACACGAATTTTCTACGTCTGAATTGCGAAAACGCCTTGACAAAGGGTGTTAGAACAGGTATAATACTTGTTAATAAAAATGGAGATTTGTAATGTATCAATTTACAGTAGGTGATCAATTCCCACCTATAAAATTAAAAGGAATTGATTCTAATAATGAATTTGTCGATGTGACTGTCGATGAAGGATATCAACCACTCAAACACGATTGGACAGTAGTATACTTTTATCCAAAGGACTTTACTTTTATTTGTCCTACTGAAATCAAAGCGATGGATGTTCTTGTTGATGAGGCAAATGTAATTGGTATTTCAGGTGACAATGAATTCTGTAAACTTGCGTGGAAACAAAGTAATAAGTTGATTGGTGATATCAACCATACACTTGCAGCTGACTGTGGATTAAATCTATCTGATGAATTAGGTATTGTTAATAAACAGGAAGGTGTGTGTTATCGTGCAACCTTTATCTTTGATAAAGATAGAGTTATCCAACACGTATCTGTGAATGCATTAGACACTGGAAGAAATGCAGACGAAGTTCTCAGAACTCTTCAAGCATTGAAAGCGGGTGGACTCACAGGTTGTTCTTGGACGCCAGGCGAAGACTTTGTAGGATAATATAATGAAACCAAAAGAAAAACCTCATTACGTTAACAACGCACAGTTCTCGCAAGCGGTTGTAGAATATGTTGAAGAAGTTAACCGTGCCAAAAAGGCAAAGATACCAAACCCTGTAGTTCCAGATTATATCGCAAGGTGTTTTCTAAAGATTGCAGAAGGTTTATCACACAAGGCAAACTTTGTCCGTTATACCTATAGAGAAGAAATGGTAATGGACGCAGTTGAGAATTGTTTGAAAGCGATCCTTAATTATAATATAGAGTCTGCCACCAGAACAGGTAAACCGAATGCGTTTGCGTATTTTACGCAGATATCTTGGTACGCTTTCCTACGTAGGATTGAGAAGGAAAAGAAACAACAAGATATCAAGATGAGGTATATCGCCCAATCAGGCATCGAAGAGTTCCTAGAAGAGAACGGAGCTGAGAATGCCGCCAACACAGCACAATACTTTGTCGATACTTTGCGTTTGCGTATCGATACAGTAAAGAGTGCGGATCAAGAGTTTAAAGACTTTCAGAAAGAAGAGAAGAAAAGAAAGAGACGAGCAGTTAAGGTTGACTCCGATCTCTCTGACTTTTTGGTTAATGAATAATGTGGATATATGAATGTGATGCGGGTGTCTATAAAGAGGACACTCTAGTGAAACTGGTCTGGTGTATCTTTAGACATAGGATGCACCACCTTATCCGACACGGCAAATTTGCTGATTAAACGCTTGACATTTCCTGCTGGATCGTGTAGAATACTACACAATACTCAGTAAACTGAGAGGTATATATTTGAAAATTGCTATATTAAATGATACGCACGCTGGGATACGTAACTCTTCGGATGTCTTTATGGACTACCAAGAGAAGTTCTACCGTGACGTATTTTTCCCATATCTGTTAGAGAATAAGATCGATACGATCTTGCACCTTGGTGATTACTACGATAACCGTAAGACAATCAACTTCAAGGCATTGCATCATAACAGAAAAATCTTTTTAGATAAGTTACGTGAGTACGGGATGACTATGGATATCATCCTTGGTAACCACGATACTTATTTCAAGAACACTAATGAACTTAACGCTCTCAAAGAGTTGCAAGGTCATTATATGAACGAAGTGAATATCGTTCTAGAACCAAGAGTGATGGATTATGACGGTCTAAAGATTGGTCTAGTCCCTTGGATTTGTGATGATAATGAGAAACAATGTCTAGAGTTTATAGAAAACTGTAAGGCAGATATAATCGGCGCACACCTTGAATTGAAAGGATTCGATATGCAAAGGGGTATGCCGTGTATGGATGGAATGGACTCAAAGGTCTTTGACCGATTTGAAATGGTATTAACTGGACACTTTCACGCCAAGTCCACGCAACGTAATATCCATTACCTTGGTTCTCAGATGGAGTTCTTTTGGAATGACTGTAACGATAAAAAGTATTTCCATATACTTGATACGGATACAAGAGAACTAACTGCTGTACATAACCCTGTCACAATCTATGAAAAGATATTCTATGATCACGAAAAGATGAGTAACTTTAAATTTAAGGATATGCGATATCTTGATCACAAGTTTGTTAAGATCATCGTAGTCAACAAAGGTGACCCAATCGAATTCGAGAAATTTGTCGATAGAGTTCAGGCACAAAAGATACACGAACTCAAGATTGCTGAGGACTTCCGTGAATTCCTTGGTGAGAACGTAGCGGACGGTGAGATCAATCTAGATGATACCGAAACAATTATGTTTGACTATATTGACAATGTAGTAACCGATCTAGACAAAGATAGAATTAAGAAAGACATTTCTAATCTTATGATCGAAGCACAAAATATGGAGATAGTCTAATGAATGGACGTAAGTCTAAACTGTTAAGACGAGCAGGTGTTGCTGACAAAAAGGGTAAGAGAATGTATAACAGTCTTACACCTCGTGAGAGACACCAACTTGAACTTGTCTTAAGAGAAATGATTAAGAATGGAGTTCAGTATGAGCAAGGGGAGCAACCCAAGACCGATACCAAATCGAAAACAGTTTGAAGAAAACTGGGATAAAATTTTTAAGAAGAAAGGAAAAACTTTTCTAAAAAAAGAAGATGGGGGCTTGACATTTTGGACTCACTACTGTATAGTAGAAAAGACTGAAATAGGTGTAGAGTCAGGGGCTCCGTGCAACTGGTGTGGTCTACACGAAGATCAAGTGAACGATTAATTTATGATATATTTTGAAAAACTGCGGTACAAGAATTTCTTGTCCACGGGGAACACTTTCAACGAAATAAACTTTGAAGAGTCCCCAACAACATTAGTCATTGGACAAAACGGTGCGGGTAAGTCAACTATGTTAGACGCTCTTGCGTTTGCATTATTTGGTAAACCACATCGTAAAATTTCTAAAGGACAACTTGTCAATAGTATCAATCAAAAGGGTACTATGGTAGAGGTTGAGTTTAGGATAGGTTCACAGAAGTATAAGATTGTCCGAGGCATCAAACCAAATAAGTTTGAAGTCTGGGTCAATGGAAATATGGTGAACCAAAATTCTCACGCAAAAGACTATCAGTCTATGTTAGAGAAAAACATCATCAAGTTGAACCACAAATCGTTTCATCAAATAGTGGTTCTAGGGTCTTCATCCTTCGTGCCCTTTATGCAACTTACCTCTCAGGCAAGGCGGGATGTGATTGAAGACCTACTTGATATCAATATGTTCAGTAAGATGAATAGTCTTCTAAAAGAGAAGATTGCTCTTACTAAAGAGTATATCACAAACAACGGTCACGAGATAGATTTAATAAATACTAAGATCAACGGACAAAAGCGTTTGATCTCAGAGTTGGTATCTGTTAATGCACAACAACGTAGACAGAAAGAAAAGACTATTGAAGAACATACCGCACGAGCGGCTGCTATCGCAGAAACATCTGAAGAGTTGTCTGGAAATATTGACAGACTACTTCCCACAACCCAAAAAGATATAGAGTCGAATCAGAAGAAAAGGGAGAAACTAGTTGACTACAGTCGAGACTTCAAAGGAAAACTCAAAGAGTACAACAGACAAGCAAAGTTCTTTACCGACAACGAACACTGCCCCACGTGTGACCAGAACGTGGAAGAAGAACATCGCAAAGAAAAGATTGCAACAGCAGAGTCGAAGGCGTCAACAGTTTCGGAGGCGTTAAAAGACGTAGACGCTAAGATCAAAGATCAAGACGCCACCCTTGAGGTTCTAAAAGAACAGATAGACATAGTTATGGAATGGCAGAAAGAACTTGTTGGTTTTTCTGCTGAGAGTGCAACACTACACAAAAACATTTCTGCGTTACAAAAAGAAATCGCTAACCTAAAAGAAGGTGATGGTGATCTCCAAGGCGCAAACGAAGAACTACAAAACTTTAGAGATGGTAAGGAAAAACTTCAAGAAGAGAAGTACCATCTCAACACTGAGTATTCCTATCAACAAGTAACGGCAGAGTTACTTAGAGATCAAGGAATCAAGTCTAAGATTATTAAACAGTATCTACCTGTAATTAATCAATTGACCAATCAGTATCTACAGACACTAGACTTCTTTGTCCACTTTGATCTGGACGAGAGTTTTTCTGAGACCATACGATCTAGACATCGTGATGCGTTCTCGTATGATTCATTCTCTGAGGGTGAGAAACAACGTATTGACTTATCGTTGTTGTTCACTTGGAGACAAATTGCGAAGATGAAGAATAGTGTAGCAACCAACCTACTGATCCTTGATGAGACATTTGATTCATCATTAGATGCAGAAGGGGTTGACAATTTGATGAAAATACTGTATACTCTTGGGGAAGATACAAATGTATTTGTAATTTCTCACAAGGGTGAGTTAGAGGATGCACAATTTCAACGCAAAATCGAATTCATCAAAGAGAAAAACTTTAGTAAAATAAGATAGGAGTATATTATGGAATTGACTGATAAAACGTTGGAAGTTCTTAGGAACTACGCAACCATCAATCCAAATCTAGTGTTCTCAGAAGGGAATACTTTGAAAACAATCTCAGTTGCTCGTAACGTGTTGAGTCAGACAACAGTGGAAGAATCCTTTCCTCAGTCGTTTGGTATCTATGATCTGAACGAGTTCTTGAGTGTACTGTCTCTTGTTAACAAACCAAGACTGAAGTTTGAGACTGACTATGTTGTAGTCGGTGATTCAACTGGACGATCTGAAGTGAAATACTTTTACTCTGATCCTGATATGTTGACTTCACCAGCACAAGACATTGTTATGCCTGAAGCGGAAGTTAAATTTGTTATAGATACAGATACGTTGAATCGAGTAAGGAAAGCGTCAGCTGCCCTTGGTCACAATGAAATGACTATCACACCAACTACGGGTGCGATACGATTAACTATTGTCGATCCAAAAGATTCGACATCTAATGCATTCTCTATTGATGTAGAGGGTGAGTACCCTGAAGATGTAGACTTTAACTTTGTGGTTAACGTCAATAACATCAAAGTGGTTAATGAAGACTTCACTGTGAGTGTATCAAAGAAACTGATATCTCAATGGAAGTCACAACAGTCTGCGATTGAATATTTCATCGCATTCGAAAAATCATCAACATATGGAGCATAATGATGGCAAAAGCAGATAAAGATTATTCTGAATTGATCGACCTCGCAAACCGTGTCGCAAGATCAACTGTTGCTGTGGTGGACACTGTTGTACAACGTGGTGGATTTAAGGGTGAAGAACTCTCTACTATCGGACAACTTCGTGACCAAGCAGTACAGATTGTTCAAATGGTTGAACAGGTACAAGGCGAAGAAGGACTTGAGGGAGACAAGTAGTCTCCCCAACTTTCGCTTGACTTTATTGTCTAGTTGTAGTATACTAGATGGAATTATATTATGGAGACTCGTATGAGTAATGAGTTCTTGTGGGTAGAGAAATATCGTCCCCAAACAATTGAAGACTGTATCCTTCCAGATACACTTAAACAAACATTTCAAAAAATCGTAGACGGTGGTGAACTCCCGAATATGATGTTCACTGGTACAGCGGGTCTTGGTAAGACTACTGTTGCACGTGCATTATGTAATCAACTCAACCTTGATCACATTGTAATCAATGGATCGGAAGAGGGGAACATCGACACCCTACGTGGAAAGATTAAACAGTTCGCCTCGTCTGTATCTCTCTCTGGGGGTTACAAAGTTGTAATCCTAGACGAGGCGGACTACCTTAATCCCCAATCTACACAACCCGCACTACGTGGATTCATCGAAGAGTTCAGTCGTAACTGTAGATTCATCCTAACTTGTAACTTCAAGAATCGTATCATTGAACCACTACACTCTCGTTGTGGTGTATATGAATTCAACACAACCAAATCAGAGATGCAAGGATTGTGTGGTTCTTTTATGAAACGTCTACAGAACATCTTGTCTCAAGAGAAAGTAGATTTCAAGAATGAGGTACTTGCAGAAGTTATATCTAAGTATGCCCCTGATTGGAGACGCATACTGAATGAAACCCAACGTAACAGTATCAGTGGTAGATTGACTGTCGATGCGTTAGTCAGTGACAACGATCAATACTCTGATTTGTACAAACATCTCAAGAACAAAGACTTCAAGAAGATGCGATCTTGGGTAGTCAACAACATTGATGTCGAACCCGCATCGATATTCCGTGGCATATATAATACTATGAACGGTAACGTCCAATCAACATCAATTCCTCAACTTGTGTTGATCCTCGCTGATTATCAATACAAGAATGCATTTGTAGCAGATCACGAACTGAATCTAGTTGCTTGTTTGACGGAAGTGATGGCAAACGTTGAATTCAAATGACAGAATTCGAAATGGTAAAAGAGTTACTAGAGGACTATGATGTTCCTGATAATATAATACACACTATTGTTATGAGAATGTGGGATCGTACTGGTACTGAACACCAACCCATTTCTTTAAAACTTGATGGTGGTAAATGGAGACCTATACAACTGGAGTTATTTGATGATGAGTGCTGATAAATGGGACTTTGCACATATGGAATGTGCTAAGGTCTATGCAAAACTGTCTCACGCAAAACGTTTGAAGGTTGGGTGTGTTATTGTAAGAGATAAACGTATTATCTCTATTGGTTATAATGGTATGCCTGCTGGTTGGGATAATGAGTGTGAGTTTGAAAGAGATGGTGAACTTTATACCAAACCTGAAGTGTTACACGCAGAAACAAATGCACTCGCTAAAGTCGCAAGTTCAAACGAATCGTGTAGGGGTGCAGAACTTTACTGTACACACTCACCGTGTTTGGATTGTGCTAAACTAATATATCAAGCAGGAATTGTAAAAGTGTTCTTCGGTGAAGAATATCAAAGTCGAGACGGAATAGAGTTTCTATTACGTTCTGGTGTTGAAGTGTCTAGACAAGTTTCCAATGTACTTGTATGAATACCGTATTAGAACAGTTTAAAGCAAACAGACTTTGGAAAGATATAAGTCCAGCGAATAATATTTTGTATTTTCCTAACAACCTAGACATTCGTATCTGTCCTAAAAATGGGATGACCACTTTAAAAGAAGCGTTGAAAAGATGCATTGGTAGAATTGATTACGAAGGAGACAAACACGATACGGGTACTATATCGTTTAGACTCACTCAAATTAAAAGACACTCATATGGCCCAGAGCAACCCTTTCGAAAAGGTTCTACTCGAATTGCTGTAAAACGTGATCCTGTAGAGCGTTTTACCTCGGCGTGTGAGTATCTTGCTCGCCGAAGAGAAAAGTATATGAAACACGGTATTAATTACCCTGAGTTAAAAGAAGATTTGCGATCAGTGATCAGTGAGGTTATGAACGGTTCGGTTAAAAACGAACACTTTTTTAGTCAATCATATTTTATGGGTGAGACCAATGATTACGATCTGGTATATGATCTAAATGACATAAATAAACTTTTAGAATTTTTAGAGAAATCTACAGGAATCGATAGGTTAAAATTCCTCTGGGAAAACAAAACCAAGAATAAACTATACGATGATATATTGACAGAAAGTGATGTCCGTGATATAATGAAACTTTATCAACGAGACTATAAGAATGGATGGGGCAGATGACACCCTTTGATTATTTAAACACAATTAATTATTCTAAGAAGGATATTATGGTGACTCCTGAAGATGAGTCCGTATACAATCCTTTCTTGATCAATCGTAGTCTTTCTTATTTTAGTGACACAGCAATTATTGCTAATGAGATGAATCGTTATCACCACCTAGATAACATTCTACAATATCACTTTTTTATAAATATAATTAGAAAGCGGAAACGCTTCTCTAAATGGATTAAACAAGAACTAGAAAATGATATTGAAGTGGTGAAAGAGTATTATGGATATAGCAACGAGAAAGCTAGACAAGTCCTTCCGTTACTTACACCAGATCAGATCAATATAATAAGGAATAAGGTGAACAAAGGTGGAAGAAGAAAATAATTTAGTATCGTGGAATCCAGCGTCTATGCTGGAGATCAGTCTTTCAGAACCAGATGACTTTCTTAAGATTCGAGAAACACTGACTCGTATTGGTGTCGCATCTCGAAAAGAAAAGAAGTTATTTCAATCGTGTCATATACTGCATAAACAAGGAAGGTACTTTATCGTACACTTCAAGGAGTTGTTTATGTTGGATGGTAAAAAAGCAAACCTAGAAAAGTCAGACGTAGAGAGACGTAACACTATCGCAACACTGTTAAGTGATTGGGGTTTACTAGAGATTCAGAACAAAGAAGTTGCACAAGATTGTGCTCCTCTTAGAACAATAAAGATCATTGGTTTTAAAGAGAAGGATGAATGGGAGTTATGTCCCAAATACAATATTGGTAATAAATGATTGAGATATGGCAGCAGAATGTAGACCAGATCAGAAAGAAGAGAGTCTTCTGGGGTAGACACGATAGTGATGAACTTCGCAATTACTCTTGGGATAAACTCATCGATATGGTCGATACACATTCACAAGATGATTACGATTGGAACAGAGAAAAACAACGTCTGGGGCTAAACGCATTTCACCGCCGAGGTTCTGCACCTAAATTTGCACATAGTATAGTTACCGCAATGGAGAAGTTCTTTATTGACGATCATAAAGACGCTCATACCAAAGAAGAATATGATAAGGGCCCACAACAGATAACTAATATTGCATTCTGTGGTTTCGGTCAATATTCTGGATCATATCCTAGACACAAAGATTCTATGGACGTGTTCTTATACCAAGTCTTGAATAAGTGTAAGATCACTATCGGATATACCGAAGAACCTTCAGATGATGATATGGTTGAGGTGTTACACCCAGGCTCATTCGTATGGATACCAAGAGGAACTTGGCATCAACTTGAACCAGATGTTTCTAGAGTTACTTTTAGTTTCGGTGTGGAAGGGGATACTGATCCCGCTACTTACGTCTGAGTTGTATAAACTATATTAATACCACGTCTAGTCAACTCATTTCTTACTTTCTGTTTGATCTTTGGTTTCGCACTGGAACTATTCAAATAATCAATCAGTTCTTGTTTGGGAGTTGTCTTCATATAGTAGTGTTCTATAGATGTTTTCTTAGTTTGTCTATCTATCTTAGTTGCACTAGGTTTAAATTTTATGGGCAATATTTCTCCTGTTTTGCTTGACAATTTATGGCAAATCGCATATAATATATACAATTTACTAAAAAGTCTTGATTTAAAAGTATCAATACTTATATATAGTAATAGGAAATGCCGTAGGTTCGGGTTTCCGATTAATCTTGCTTAATAATAGGAGATAGAAAATGACGAAAATAGGCAATACATTATTCCCACGAGCCTCATTCATAGGGTTCGACCACTTGTTCAGTGAACTTGAACACGCAACAAAACACGCTTATGATCATTATCCACCTCACAATATTGTGAAGGAAAGTGATACTGAGTATGTGATAGAAGTAGCGGTAGCAGGTTTTTCTGAGGATGAACTTGATGTAGAACAGAAAGAACGTTCTGTAATCATATCAGGAGAACACAAGGCGCAAGACCGTGACGTGATTCATCGTGGAATATCAACGAAGAAGTTCAAAAGAACTTTTCGCCTATCAGAGTATGTTCTAGTAGACGGAGCGACTTTGAAGGATGGTATACTTGCAATTAAGTTGAAGTTGGAACTACCAGAAGAGAAGCGTCCTCGTAAAATTAATATATCTTAATCTTTCGAGGAGAAACAGATGAGGAAGAAGATTACTTCTAACCTCAGACAAAATAGCGAACTTTACGGTCACTTAGGGTTATTTGCTGCCTGCATAGGTATGATGTGGATAGCGCTACGACCAATGTTTGTTATCTAATGAGTATGAAGAACAAGGGGGTGGGACGAAAGTTCCACCTCAAATATGTATAAATAGTATTATGAAAGCATATCAAATAGTCGATCTTACCAACCCTGTTTCCGTGGAATACCACGAAATCTCTAAGCAATCTTTCCAACCTGCCATTGAGGAAGGTCTAATTGAGGAAATAATCCCTGTACAGGCGATTACTCCTACAGCGGGACTTGATCAATGGGAAGATAAATTCAACTGGCAAAACTCTCTGACCCACATCGACAACCAAGATGGGGATGGGACTATATCACCGACAGAGCGATCTGGTAACATCTCACATTGGTTGTTGATGCAGAGACAATCAGAATCAGATGAAAGATTTCTGATTATGGAACACGATGCATATCTTTTAGACCTCACGAGGTTTAGACGATGCATCAAGTTTATGAACAGACACGATATGTGTTACGCTAATATGGGTCTGTTTATGTCTTGTTATTCTTACAGCAAACACGCCGCTGGTTGGATGTGGAACGAACTTATTAAAAATCAGTTACCCATTAATTGTGGCCCATACGGAGTTGCGGAACGACTCTACAAGAACTATGCAACTCACTACCTATCTAAGAGAAACTACTTAGGTAAGAAGTGGTGTTTTATGACACATATGAATAATTGCAAACACATTGGATTCGGCAAAACTGCTGAAGAAATGTTCGTTACTTATAACTTCACTACAGATGTGTCAGATTTGGTTATCCCAACTACACAGTGCATAAAACGTTCACTAGGAATTACTCAAGATCACGAGAACTATGGCGAGGACTTACAAAGAAACCCTTGGAATAGATCGAACGCATTTATTTTAATTGACGATTGACAAAACGTGTACAGTCCTGTATAATGGACACAATAATATGATTAGGTTTATGATATGCAATTTTATACTACTGTTGAGCGGTTCGGCAACAATCTCCTTTATCGAGGATACGATGGAACAGAGAGGGTTAGTAAGAAAATCCCTTTCCGACCAACACTATTCGTTCGTGGTAAAAAGAAAGGATGGACTAACTTAAACGGTCAACCCGTTGAACCCTTAGAATTTGATTCAATGCGTGAAGCAACAGACTTCACGAAACGATATGAAAACGTAGACAACTTTGAAGTCTATGGTATGAACAATTATATCGTTCAATTCATCGCACAACGATTCCCCAACGAAATCAAATATAACAAAGACGCAATCAATATCGTATCATTAGATATTGAGGTTGCATCGGATGATGGGTTTCCTGAACCCAACAAAGCAGATCATCCAGTGATTTCTATTGCACTCAAGTCAAGTAAGAATGACAAGTATGTCGTATTTGGTTTACAAGACTATGATGCACCCGACAACGTGATCTTTGTTAAGTCTGAAAACGAAGCGGAGATGTTAAACAAGTTTGTGAGGTACTGGCAGGAATCTCTCGATCCAGATGTCATTACAGGTTGGAACACTAAGAACTTTGATATTCCATATCTTGTTAACAGAACAAGAAAATGTTTTGGTGATGAGACTGTCAAACGACTATCACCTTGGGGTGTTGTCAATCCTAAAGTTGTACGTGGGAATATGTTTATTCCAGACGCAAACACCTATGAGATTACAGGTGTTGCACAACTAGATTACTATGACTTGTTCCGTAAGTTTACCTACAATACACTTGGTCAACAAGAGTCATATCGACTAGATCATATCGCTCACGTGGTTCTCGGTGAACGGAAACTATCGTATGAAGAACACGGTAATCTACACACACTCTATAAGAATGACTATCAGAAGTTCATCGACTATAACATAAAAGACGTTGAACTGATCGAGAAACTAGATGAGAATCTTGGACTGATTGATCTTGCAATGACTATGGCATATCGTGGTGGTGTGAACTATGAGGAAGTTCTTGGTACTACAACAATATGGGATTCAATCATCTATCGTATACTGAATGAACGTAAGATTGCGATCCCGCAGAAACGTGAGAAACCAAAGGGTGACTATGCGGGTGGTTACGTAAAAGAACCGCAAGTAGGAATGCACAAGTGGGTTGCATCCTTTGACTTGAACTCACTATATCCTAACATCCTTGTGCAATACAATATGTCACCTGAAACTGTGGTTGATGGTTTGATTGATACAGACGTTAATCGTATGTTACATAAAAAATCTACTCACACAGATGGGGATACAATGAAGTATGCGGTTGCACCAAGTGGTGTCAGATTCCGCAAAGACAGAAAGGGTGTGATCCCTAGTATCATTGAGAAGTATTATGATGAACGTAAAGTCATCAAACGTGAGATGATCGAAGCACAAAAAGAATACGAAACAACACCCACCCAAGCACTCCGCAATAAAATCTCTACACTAAACAACAACCAAATGTCTATCAAGATTCTAATGAACTCACTTTATGGTGCGTTAGGTAATCGATGGTTCAGATACTTTGATCAACGTGTTGCAGAGTCAGTTACACTTGCGGGTCAGTTGTCCATTCTTTGGGCAGAGAAAGCAATCAACGAAGAAATGAATCGTATCCTTGACACGGATAAAGATTATGTTATTGCAATCGACACCGATTCTTTGTACATCAATATGTCAGCACTTGTTGATAAAACAAGTCCGAAGAATCCTATAGCATTCCTTGATAAGATATGCAGTGATCATTTCGAGAGGACACTAGAAACTTCATATGATCAACTCGCACGATATACTGGTGCGTATGAAAATCGTATGGAGATGGGACGTGAGGTACTCGCAGACAAAGGTATCTGGGTTGCGAAGAAACGTTACATTCTGAACGTCCACAATAACGAAGGTGTCCAGTACAAAAAACCCAAACTAAAATTGATGGGTATTGAAGCGGTAAAGTCCTCAACCCCACAGGTAGTACGTGATAAATTCAAAGAAGTATTCTCAGTCATTATGAACGAGACTGAACTGAATACTCAGAAGTTTATCCGTGAATTCCGTACCGAATTCTGTACGCTTCCGCCTGAAGATGTATCTTTCCCTCGTGGGGTGTCTGATCTAACTAAGTGGCGGGACGCAAAATTAATCTATGGTAAAGGAACACCTATTCACGTGCGTGGTGCGTTGTTGTACAATCACCACGTGAAGGCAAACGGTCTTGAACGTAAGTACGAGATCGTGAAGAACGGCGAGAAGATCAAGTTCGTATACTTGAAAGTACCTAATCGTATTAACGAGAACATAATCTCGTACCCTTTAAATCTTCCAAGGGAACTTGATCTTCATCGTCACATCGACTATGACAAAATGTATGAGAAAACATTTCTCGATCCATTGACCCCGATCCTTGATGCGGTAGGATGGAACGCAGAACCCGTAGCATCACTTGAGGAGTTTTTTGGGTGAGAGAATTTAGACATTTAGATTTTGATACTGACACGGGTTGGGGGTATTTGCCTCCAACAAAAGAAGTGTTTGCAGTATTTGATTACATCCGTGCGTATTGCGATCCACAATTTATTTTAGAGATAGGATACTATGCGGGACATTCAACTTCTTATATGGGGGGAATATTTGAGAACGCACAGATTATTTCGTGTTGTCCAAACCACCCTAAGTATCGAGAAACGTGTCTTGCAGTGGAGAAAGCACATCCTAATGTAAAGGTCATAGGAGTTAAGAGTCCTGAGATATACGAATATATCTTAGACTATCCTATAGACTTTGTGTTTATTGATGGCGCACATACACCTAAAAATGTTCATCTGGATTTATCAGTGGCATTCTCGTTTGATACTGTAAGGTATATCCTAATGGATAACTCTGATCAATCGGGGGTCAAACGAGGTTTAGAACACTATCGTGATAAGATGCAAAAGATCAACACGTGGACATACGAAGGAACAAATAAAGGTGTGACTAAAACAAATGAGATATCTTTGTATAAAATCGCTTGACAAAAGGGGTTGCTTTTTGTTATAATAAGTGTATTGAAATGAAGAGAGGCATATATTATGTGTAGAGATGAAGTAGTCTTCGGACGTTTATTTGAACAGATGTATTCTTTGTGTGAAAAGAATGGGTGGGGTGATCCGTTCTCTTATGCACGTTCAAGGGAAATACATATCGCTGGTACACTAGGACATCAAATATCTGACACCTTAGC